ACCCGATGGAGTGCGTTTCCACAAAGTCCGATCAGGAAAGTTGAAGCCAAATATACAAGCATGAAAATGGGGCCTTTCAAATTTCTCACCATACTCACCAGCCATATAAAAACGGATAGTAGAGTCCTTAAAGCGCTTTCGAAAGCGCTTCATAAACCTCTGATAGTCACCATAGTTAAGAGACCTGTCCGAAGGACAATGGTCATTATCATAGGTAAGAGTAATGAAGCAGTTTTGCTCATGCAAACTAGCTTCATGCATACAGCGTACCGCCCACTGGCGGCTACGCTCAAGGCGACACCCACGACATTGACCACAAGGTAAAGAAAGGGAACGCACTACGTCCCCCTTCCTCTCACTAAAAATGATTGAACCATCCGAAGTTTGATAAGCCTGCAACGGATGGAAACAGGCCATACTTACAGTCGATAACCACCACGCATAGGAGGAGGAGCCAAATTGGCACTCTTAGTACGCGAAGCGTGAGAACGAAACTTAGAAGCAGACTTGTACTTCGAAACAGATTGACGTTTAAGGGGGTTCATAAATTACTCCAGTCGTTTAAAAAAGGTGTCACCTAGCACAGTTAAGATCAAGTAGAAGACTGTGCTACCTCGCCACCCGTTTCGGGTGCGAGGTTGGGAGCTGCCGTAGGCAGCACTAAGCCGAGCTTTTCAGCTTCGGCACGGTTGGAATCGTCAGAAACAAAATCAACGAACGCTCCAGCGTCGTTATCAAAACGAGTACGAATATCAGCTGGAAGCTGCATAAAAGCCTCATCGGCAGCGCGAACGGCATTCAAAGATGTATGGTAGTCCATAGCATCGGTAAAGTCACCATAAGTAGGGGCGCGAACGCCACTAGGAAGCTCACCAGTAAGACCAAAACGACGAACAATCGTATTGATATCAGATTCATCACGAGCGTGTTGTTGAGCCAAAGAAGGATCCTCACATGACAAAGCAGAAGCGTTAGACGCTTCCATAGTGTCATAGTTGTAAGGGGTACGAAGAAAAACAGCAGAAGTTTTCATAAAAGTCTCCAAAAAAGTCATCATCGACGACGGGAAGGGGTACGAGCACGATCAGCTTGAGCAGCTTGATTACGAGCACCAGCAATAGCACCAATGTCACGCGTAGCTTGACGAATAGTACCACCAGTAGCACGTTCATAACGCTGATCATTTAAAGCACGATCATAGTCAGCTTGAGTAATCTTACCTTCAGCAATAGCCTTAGTAGCTTGAGCACGAGCTTGAGCAGCATAAGCACCACTAGTAACAATTTCTTGAGCAATTTTAGGCAAATTAGCCTTATTAACTTGAATTTGCGACCAATAAGATTCAGCCAAAGCCTTTTGGGCAGGATTACCGTAGTTCTGTTGAGAAACCATACGGACAGCGGCTTCACTAGCAGAAGCATGAGACAAACGAGCCTGAGCCTCAGCGGCCTCAGTCTGAGCAACAATCTGTTTAGCAGTTTCCTGCTTAACAGCGGTATCAGCCAAAATATTATTAACCTGAGCCTCCTTAACAGCAGAATCAGAAGCCTTCTGATATCCCTCAGTAGCAGAAGCAACAGGATTCTGGAAAGTCACCTGTTGAGCAGTAGGAGAAGAACCAGGAGATTGACCATAAGCCAACATAGGATTAAGACCAGCAGCCTTCATATCAGCAGTCTGAACTTGATAACGCTTAGCGTATTGTTCAGCAGACCATTGGTTATTAGACTCGGCAATATCCTTGTTAGCCTCATTAGTAAGCACAGAGCCAAGAAGATTAGCACCGGCAGCAAAAAGAGCAGCAGACATAAAACCTTTCTCCTTAGAAGAATCCTATCGGATTCTCCCAAGGGATTAAAAAAAACAATTAGAAATGATCGATCAAGCCTGGCACAGAGTACATAGGCATAGGACGAGCAACCCGATTGCTAAAGAAGGTATCACACAAAAACTGCTGACCATTAGCAGCAGCACCGACAGCCAAAATACGATCAACAGGAGGACTCTCCTGAATAAACGTAGAGTTCAAAGTAGGTAAAGAAGTAAACTTCTGAGCCAAGTGCCAGCCGTCAATAGTTCCAGCAGATGTAGATTTAAACAAACCAGTAATAAGAGCGGGGTTATAACGATATTCCGCCCATCGCTCTTGGTAACCAAATACATTATTGTCATCAGAAGTACCACGAACATAAATTTCCTTATTCAAAATAGCTTGCTCACCAAGCATAGCAAAAGCAGGGAAATAATAATCGTAACGAGTGGAACGGGACCACATCTTACGCAAACCCTGTTGATAAGTGAGATCAGCACGAACAGAAACGAGGCCAATAATGACACCATGTTCAGTAAAGGACTGAGTAAAACCATGACCGTGGGCCAAGCCTGTACCCATAGCAGCCAAGTTGCCGAGCGGTGTAGTCGTACCAGACGCATTAGAACCCGAAGTCTGGGCAATAGGATTAATCTGAATAGGTGTTGAACCACCACCCAAATATTCACTCCTTTGTAATCTTGCATCAGGGGAAATCACTCCAAAGTGTGCGCGAATGATCTCAGTGTAACGAGTGCCACCACGAGCATCACGCTCTAACAATTTCTGAATTTGAAAAGACTGACGCAACTGATTAATAGTTGCAGCAGTAGCAGCCGACAAATCGGCATACATATTACTTTGAGAACCAGAAGGTAAAACAGGTAAAGCACCACCACCATAAGAAGTAGAAAAATAAATACGAGGCTTATTAGTACCATCACCCTCAACAACAGGATATTGACCATCAACACTAGTACCAGAGTAAGTATCAAACTTAATAGGAGCAGAAGTGCCTAAAGGCAAAGCAACAGCAGTACCTTTCTGAGGCCATGGCAAAGCACCAGTGAAATAATCCTTACGCTTACCACGCTTCAAAATAGCATAATCAGTATAAGTATCAGGGCCATCACCCATATTAACAGTGACAGAATTCTGTAAGTTTTCGTCCCGAAACCACTGGTTATAAATCAAGTTATATGCACGAAGATGCAAAACATTATGAGTAACAGTAGAACCAGTATTCACTTGACCAACAGTAGGCAAACCCATGTAGTCGAAAATAGAACCAACAGCATAGCCAGAAGCAGGAGTAGTTGTAGTAGGAACCACATAAGAAATCGAATCAGAAGGATTCTCTTGTTGACCCATAAACTTTTGCCAATTAGACCAAATCAAACGGTTAGGCACAAAGAAAAAGAACGAATCCAAATGTAGATTGTCCATGGTAGGGTAAAGAGGCGTAGCCAAACGAGTAAACGCAGTCATACGAAGATTAAACGTATCACCCGGAAGAACTTCGTCAACATAGATAGGGACTAAATCACCAGCGTTGAAAGTAGTCTTATGTGCAGTCTCAATCTTAAAAGAAGATCGAGGAATCTCTGCACGAGGAATCATAGCGAACTGGTGTGTAGACACCGATTTATTGCGATGCATAAAAGCTCCAAAGAAAAAGGGGCCGAAGCCCCAGAGGTTAAACCTTTACAGACTTGCCCAATGCAAGCTGTTTAGGGATAGGGTGGCACTCAATAATACCAGTAATGTCATCAAAAGTGCCCAACTCAAAGAGATCAAAATCATCTGAGTGGTGGTACATCTGATTATCAGCAGCCTCACGATTGACTTCATCAGTAAACCCGCGCAAAGCCAAACCAACAGAAGGAACAAACATAGGGCGACCAAAAGCATCAGCAGCACGATCCTTAACAGAACAAATGATAGAAATCATTACGAATTTTCCTTTAAATAATTACGAACAAACTCAAGTTGCGAACTAACTAAGATCTCTTTTGCTCTCAAAAGTCTTAGTAACTTAGCAGCATGAACTATATCGCGAATTGCGATAATTTGGACAGAATCAGTCATTGTATTTTCCAATCAAAAAAGTTAATCAATAGAGCGATTTAATCGAGAGAATTTAGCTTCACAAATCTGTTCTTTAACGAGCAAGCGCTCATCAGTGTTGTCATCGAAACGATCAACGGCATCAACGTATCGTTGAAACTGGAGGGCTTCGAATTCTTCAGGAAATTGCTCTGCAAATTTCTTGTCATAAAACTTAGGTGGTCTAGACTCACGACCATTCATCACAACATAATCATGGGGATAGATATCAGAATGAAACTTATCATACCAGCCAAAACCAATGCCAGGCTTAAGCGACATACGATTGAATTCAGGAACGCGGTCCTTAATTTCACCAGTCTCAAAATCAGTTGTTTCATAATGATCTCCAACGCCCTTACCAGTGCGTTTTTTCATAACGTAGCGAGCTACGTAAGCAGCGGACTCAAAAGTGACATCACCAATGGAACTATAACCAAAAGGCCAAAGATCCTCCAGCAATTTCGATCGATAAATGAGAGCACCCGAAGGAGTGCGTTTCCACAAAGTCCGATCAGGAAAGTTGAAGCCAAATATACAAGCATGAAAATGGGGCCTTTCAAATTTCTCACCATACTCACCAGCCATATAAAAACGGATAGTA